GGTTTTCTGAGCCACCTGACACATTTCCAACGGGACTTGGTTTTGCACCCATTCCAGCAGCAGTACTTGGTTTAAAATGATGTTCATATCCACTTCCAGGGTTTTTGAGACTTGTGAGATAAGCATTAAGATCTTGTTCTACACCACCATTAAGAACAACAACTTTACCTTCTGCATTTTTTTGTAACTTACCCTGTAACAATGAAAGCATCTGTTCTGCATTTATAGCACCTTGATTACTAATAGCTGCAAGTGCTGTAGTTTTAGTAGAAGCTAATTCATTAGAAGTTTTTAAATCTTCAAGCTGTTGAGATAAATTACTGATTTGTGCATCTTTTTCCTGTGCAGTTTTATTAGCTTCTTCCCAAAGGGTTTTCCATTGCCCTTGATCCTCTAATTCTTGTTTCCGTTCGTTTTCTTTTTGTTGATAAACCTCATTTAATTTTCGTTTCACGCCTAAACGATCTTCTTCTTTTTCAGCTAATTCTTTTTTTAAAGCCTTAATTTGTTCTTCATACTGTGTTTTAACAGAATCAAGATTTGGTGCTTGTGGTTGTGAAGGAGTTTCAGTCACGGACTGATCAGCAGAAGTCACGGACTCAGGCTGAACTACTTTTTCTTCGATTGCCATAAATTATTCAGATAGTGGATTTGTTGTTTTTTTCTTTGAAACTTTTTTTGTTTCTTTTTTTGGCTTTGGTGTTTCTACAGGTGTAGATTTTACAGCAGGAATTTCTGCTAATTCCCATTTAAAACTGCCATCAGGCTGCTCAACGTAATCTAGATGTTTAGACATAAATTTCATGTACTTATATACTATATTAGCAAACTATTCAGATTTAACCTCATTTGCATTAGGTAAAACTTCACCTTGTACTAAAATATCTCTAAATTCATCTCTATCAATTACGTTTTGATCAAATAGTGATGTTAAAGCTGCAATGTCCTGTCCAATCAATCTTTCAATATCAAAATCTCTACTAATTTTTACTTCAGGTGGTTCTATTCCTACATATTGAGCAGATAAATTAAACGCTTTTTGTAATTTTTGTTCTAGCTCCATCGATACCATAGCAAGCATAGAATTAGTATCAACACGATCTAATCTTCGAGCGTCAGCACTTTCAGCTACAAATTTTTGTTGACTAAGTGTACTAATACCAAGAGTAGCCATCTGCATTTGTAACTCCTTAATTTCAGCAGATTGAGCATCAAAAGCACTAGAAGCTGGTTCTACATAATAAACTTTATTACCTGGCTGAGTTGCCATCGCATAATTTACAGATATAGCAAGGTCTTTGGTCTGATCGTCATAACCCTCCATTACTAACATTGGTTGAGATGCAACGTGCAAACTATGAATTAAATCAGCCTGTCTTTGAAAATGTGCAAGATTTAAATAAGCGATATCCAATAAAGGAGGTTTGCTTGTCATATTATCGACTTTGCCAGAATAAATAGTAACCAAAGGTATTTCACCTAGAGAAAACTGCCCTGATTCAGCTAATTCAAAGTCCTGCTCATTCGGTGTGCCCTGCATATTACCAGCATACGCACCATCATTCTCTTCATACATATCTTCAACAGTTTCTTTTCTCCTAAATACACGATAACGACCAGGTTCTATAACTCTCATCTGATCATAAATTTTCTCACCGAAAGCACCATCAGGTAATACAGCTTTTTCTGCAATCCTTACCTGTATAAGATTTCCATAATTAGATTCTCTATCTAATCTCCAACCATAAATATTTGTAGGGTCTACTTCTATCCAATAAGGTCTACGGTTTTGTGATCTTTCTTCAGCTAAACTAACAGCACCTCCAGGTGCAGGATAATCTACAAGAATATGACTTTGACCATAAGTAAGAGAACACATCAATAATCTTCTTGCATATTCATCTAAATCTGATTTGCAACCATCAACATCCATTTTAAACATCTCTGTCCAATAAGGATCACCAATAAGTGTTATAGGTTTTCTTAATACAAGACCTGTCGCTGCTCTTATTAATCTCTGCGTAAAAGGACTAAATACTGATCTATTTACTCTTGCAAGGTAAGCATCATAATCTTCTCTTGGCTCTAAAGGTAAAAACGCTTCACTGTTTTCTCTAAGGTATTCTGTTCCTTCACTAACAGCTTTCATTATTTCCCAACCCTTAATCATGTCGAGCACTGCACGATTACGGGTAAAAGGACTATCAGTACTACCGATGTATGTAGTAGCAGTGATACTGGTTTTCAGCATCCCTGGTAATGCGTATGTCATTTAACGACACCTCCATTTTCTTAATGCTAACGCCTTTCTAGTAGGTTTACCGTTAGGTTTTTTCATTGGTCCAGGCATACCTTTCATTCTTGCACAAAAAGATTTACGTCTTTTAGCTGCTTTACTACCAGGTTTTACTTTTCCTGTGACTGGTGCTTTTAAATTACTACCAGTAGCACGGTTATATTTCGCACGACCTTTAGCAGTAAGTCCACCTGTTTTAGACTTTTCTCCCCTGCCTACACTTAAATTTACTTGTTTACGTTTCTTTCTCATTTGCCCACCTTTGCTTGTGCTTTTTTATGGGCTTGAGTAAATGTATCTCCTGCTCTCATTCGCCTCTTCATAAACTCCATATGCTTTGCACTATGATGCTCAGAGTGCTTACTTAATAAAGTTTTTTGACGAGGAGTTAGTTTCACTTCTTTTTCTTTTTTTTCTTAGAACGTAGCTTTTTAAAATCAGCACTTGTAATTTTATCTCTGGGAGGAGCAACCCTAGCTAATTTACGTTGCTTACTAGAATAAGAACCTTTTGGCATTATTCTAGGGTAGCACTGATGTCTCCACAGGTCTGGAAAGAGCAGCTAACAGTAGTTAATTCACCAACTGTTGTTCCAAATGTAGCTCCTGTGATAATCGCATCAAAAGTAAATCCTTTAGTGCCAGATGTATCTAAATATAATTTAAACTGTGCATTTGCTGATTCAGCTTCAGTTGATGGAGCAGCTAAAATATCATTAATTAATTCAGCACTTTTAGCATTTGCAGCTTCTTGAGTATATTGAAGCTCTACTGAACCAGTTGCAGAAACTAATCCACCTGTGTAGGTACGAGAAGTATCACCATGATCTGTTGTTTCTAAAACATCTTTAGTAATTTCTAAAGACCAAGATGTTGTACCTGCAACCGCAGCAGCCGAAGATCCTGTCTTGTCAAACAAGACAGACCCCTCCTCTCCACGAAAAAATGCCATGATTCTAAAAAAAAGTATTTATATGATTATATTACCTTGAAACTGCGTTTTTCACAGTTTATTTTTTCTTTTTGGTAGTTTTTTTAGTAGTTTTCTTCTTCTTCCCCTTGCGTACAGAAGCAATATAACCTTGACATCTTGCCATTGCGTGAGATTTAGCCATTTTTAACTCCTTTTTTTAGTTTTTTTACGTCTATGTTGATACTTTATCTTAGCACTACTCGTTTTTTCACGCTTAAATCTTGCTTTTTCAGCACTCGACATTTCTCCAGTAGTCTTAGGTGTCTTACTTGATACACGCTTACTGGGTCTACAGGCTGGATAGCCTCTTTTTTCACCTTTTTTACGGCCACAAGGCTTCCCCGTCTTTACATCAACCCAATTTTCTTTGAACCATCGAGTAAGTCCACCGCTACTTCTTGCCACGTTTTTTCTCCACACGGTAAGTGCCACCACGTTTTTTGTACTCTCGTACAAGCCACGCATTCGCATAAGCACTTGGGTAAACTTTAAATTTACGTTTTGCTTCTGCCTTTACCCTAGAGTATAACGCTTTATTTACAGGAACATTCGCCACGCTTCTTACCTCCCTTCTTCTTCTTTTTCTTTTTTTTCATACCTGTGTGGTAGGGCATAATAAGAATTAGGTAACTCTTAGTATATTCTAAACGAAGTTTGGCCGAGTGTCTCTGGTTTTGCAAGGTTAAATTGCTGTAAACAAAGATAACCGAAAGCGTCAAATGCGTGGTCAACTCCTAGATTTTTATTTGGCATACCCGTATTTGGTGCATAAGTTAACGTCCGAAGTGATTTTATTAATTCTTTACACCTCGGATGTATAAATGTTCTTCGATCACCAGCTGCATCAAATAATGCTGTATTTACAGCAGTAATTTTATCTCTAATCTTCCAAGGAGCTTTCGGACTGGACACGGTAAAGCCACTTCTTCGTAAAATCGTGTGATCTGTGAGTCCAACACCACTTGTTTTACGAGCACCACCCGTAGGGTCGGGACAAGTGATAATTCTTCGGTCAACACCATATCTATTTACCACTTCTTCTGCAAAATCCCATGTAGTAGCACCTCCTCGTAAGATAATTTCATCAAAAACATACAAATTATTATCACTTTTAACCGCACATATGCCACAAAGAGGGTCAACGTTGAAATCCACCCCCATATATAGTGGCAACATATGTAAATCAGCAGCTTCGGACGAAATATTTTCATCATCAAAGCTAATTGCCACTAATCCCGTGAGATTTTCAAAGCTCGCTTCAAATTCCTGTCGAAATGTACGATTATCCAGTTGACCCCTGGCTGCTTCAACTTCCTCTTTCGGAACATTACCCCCCTCTATTGTAGTAAAACTCCATCTCTTCCAATCTCCACTCTCATCTTCGGGTACATAACACCATAAATCGTAAAACCAACTGGCCGTACCATCAGGTGTTGAAATAAATAATGCCCACCCCTGTTTGTCTGCTAATGCAGGTCTAATAACTTCAGACCATACTTCTCTATCCATAAACGCAGCTTCATCTAAAACAACACCACTCAAACTACGACCTCTCAATGCCATAGCGTTTTCAGTTCCTTTTAACTCAATAGTTGATTCATTTACTAATTCAATCTTTAAATCTGTTTCATTCTTAGACTTGATCCATTGCTTTGGTACTAACTTCTTTAATGTTTTCCATGCAATGTCCTTCGCCATTCGATATGTAGGTGCACAATAAAAATATGTTTCACCTGGCTTTGCAATAGCACCCTTCAACAACTCAACACAACTTAAATAGCTTTTACCAAATCTTCTTCCAGCTACTAACACCCTAAACCTTTCATCAGCTTTGAACACCTCCCCCTGTGCCCATCGTAAACTTAACGGTTCTGCTACTGCCATACAAAAATAATAACCACTTTTACTATAACAGCAACTTATTTCGTGCTTTATCAGCAGGTTCCCCGCCTACCTAAAATAATATGTATCATTTGATACACACCCCCCTAATTGTTACGAATTGTTACGAATAGAAGATATTGCTCCTATATGTAGAATAGTCTGCTATAATAGAAGAGTAGGGAAGGAAACAACCCTACAGCAACTAGAAAATTTAACTTAAACTTTCAGCTATGGCTAAACCTAAAGCACGCTACACTTTTTCAGGTGTAGAATCTCTCAGCTTTACATCACATGATGTAAGCGTTCGCTTCCAAGATGGCGACTCTCTAACCGTTGACTTCTCACGAGGTCAGAACGGCTTGAAGATGATCCATGAGGAATGCAGAGACTTCCTCAAGTGGTATGGAAAGCGAGACATGAACGAGCTCAAAAAAACTTATGAAGCTCTACGAGTTATCCTCGAAGAGCAAGCAGCCAAAGACTTAGAGGACTCACTCAAATGAGTTCCTCTTATTCTGAACTCGGCGACATAGTCGGCAACGAGCCAACGCTTTGCTACTCAGAGTGGGAGCACTTCGTACAAGATGAAGCCATCTCAAGGGGAGTCGATACCAACGACTCCGACAAGATGGAAGAGCTTGACGAGATCCTACAACAAGAAGCACAAGACCACCGAGACCACCTTGAAGAGATGGCCTACGAGGATTCACAAGAAGGGTACTAAAAATGCCCTTCCTTGATTCCTATCAGGAGACAAGGTTGGACGAGATAGAGGAGCAACTCTTCCGAGAGTCTCCTCTAGCTCCTAACCTTCGACTCAAGGCTTACGAGCTTTTACTAATTGAACTTTATTCTTAATCGCTATGAAATTTCAAATTGCTTATCTAAGCTTTATGACAGTTTTATTATTCTTTCTTGGTACATGGGGAGCACATCAAAAGGCTCCCTCTTTCGACTATTCAACAATCAGTTGGGAGGAGACAAGGCCATGAGTTACAACGGTTGGGCTAACTACGAGACTTGGAATGTCGCCTTATGGATGGACAATGACGAGACCTCGTACCAATACGCTCGAATTGCCAAAGACTACGACCACTATCGAAACATGAAAGTGTATCGAACAGGGGACGGTGTCAGTCTTTGGGATCCTATCTTGGACATCAAAGAGCTAGACGACAAAATTACCGAGATGAAGGCGTAAGCCTTCTCTCTTTCCTATCATGCTTAAACTTAAAATCAACACCGACAACCAGGCATTTAGTTGCCAGGAAGGAACCGAAGTCGCCAGGATATTACGCCTCCTGGCTGATCGCCTGGAATACCTGGACAAACTCCAGGAGTGCCAGCTGCCATTGAAAGATGTCAACGGCAATACGGTTGGCTACTACCAAACCTGGACCGACCAGGGGAAAAGCCAGGGAGCGGTAATCAGTTCACCATATGCAACCTGGACACAAAACCAATTTCCAAATTAAACCTGGAGGCTTCGGCCTCCTTTTATTTCTAAACTTATGACAAACTCAAACGAAAGAGACTTCAAGAAAGTCCTCGAAACATTAGATGCTAATGAAAAGGTTACGAACGAAAGACTCATTAAGTTGATTGATGAGGTGTTCGTCCCACAAGCCTTGGCCGTTAAAAGCCTGGGAGAAAGCCTGGCAGCTTTGACCAAAGGTCTGGAAGGAACCCACCAAGGGACTTTTAGCTTATTCCAGGATACGGCAGCACTAATTCAAAAACTTGAAACAAGAATAAAAACTCTTGAAGAAAAAGTTGCACAATTAGAAAAATAACTGCTATAATATAGGAGAGGGAGTTGTTAACCCTCGTCATGTTAGACATGATAATTTGTTAAAGGGAATCTATGGGTAGAGGTGGCAGCCTCTCCCATTTTTTTTGCTTAAAAATACCAGGATAAGACTAGGTAACTACCAGATAAGCTAAAAACTGAATGAATTTTTGAGCTGGTCAGCAAAAACTGAATGAAAAATCAAGCTATATAAACTGAATGTCAAAAACTGAATGCAATTTTCAGCTGGTTTTGTCAACTGAATGTAAAAACTGAATGCAAAAACTGAATGTCACTCTTTGGTTTCAATTTGAATATTGAGTGCAGGTGGCATATTCACATTTACCGCTTCTTGAGTCTCTCCATTTGCTCGACCCAAAGAATCTAAAATCATGTGTGCAGTTTGCAATTGACCTTTTTTCAAGGCTGCATTAAACAATCTTTGTCTCATACTATGCAAACGAGAGAGTATATCGGCTCTATCACGTTCTAAATCTTGCGAGTTCCATTCGGTGACTCTTTTCCAATCTGCCCAAGCTGTTTTTTCGGAGATGCTTTCTCTTTGAGCATGTTGTAAAACTAACTGTCTTGTGGAAAGACCGTCTAATTGTTTTGTGTAGAGTCTTTGGCAACGCTGTTCAATATGAGTTTTTGGATTACGCTTGCCATAAATATTTTTTATTCTTTCTAAGTCTTTTTCTGACATTTCCAATAAAAAAGAGGTATTAAATTAATAATACCTCGTAAGTCTTGTTATGTGAAAAGAAATTAAGAAATAGGTTGAAATAACTTATTTTCTTTTATAAATTTTCTTTCATCAAAATCCCAAATTTTCCCAAGTTGTAATTCTTTAAGTAGCATTTCTTTAATTTGATCAAGGATTGCATAACCCAAAGAATCTTGATAATTTCCGTGTTCGCAAGATTGATAATTGTAATTGTTGATAATTCCGACCATATAACCTAATTGGTTATGATCGTCCCAATAGTTAACAACATTAGACATCCTATATATATAAGAAGGTCTTTCTGCATATTCTTTGTCGTTATATCTAGCCATCAAAGAATTTTGATTTTCTCTTAATAAGATGTTAAAAATAACTTCATAGATACATTCGTTGGAATATTGGTGGTACCAAATATCAAAAAGACCATCACAAAACTTATCAAATTTTGCGTGTAACTTCATACGATCTTCGTAGGTTTCGGCAACTTGTTGTTTTTCGTACCAAGACTTTTTATTAGATTTTCTAATAGCAGCCATGACAAAAGATTTTCTTTCTTCATCTGTTTTACCACTTTTCATATAGTAGAAAGTAGACAATGCGTTAAGAGTATCGTCCGAACATAAATAAGCTGACATTATTTTTTACCTCCTTTTTTCTTTTCATCAAATTTTTTAAACTCATTTTTAACTAAATCTTCAATATCATTAATTGATTTAAGATTAGCTTTTGCGAGATCAACGGAATGTACGTTTCCGTTTGCGTCTCTAATTTCCCAAATAGGCATAGCGAATAAAGTAAACTACTCTTTTATTATAGCAGCTATTTCCTAGTATTGGCAATGATTTTGGAGAATTTTATTGAACTTCCTTTAGTTGATGCAAGAAAGAAAATATCAAATAATTTTATTAATCTTATTTTCCTTTTAGTAGAATATTTAGAATATTTAATGAATGAAAGCATAGTTGTTAATAAAAACCATTGATCATTAAATGAAAGCTTAATTTCATTAGGATTTGGTTGATCTTGTTCATTTTGAAGTCTTAATAATAAATCTTTAATTCTGCTCATAGTGATTGCTTTATCTATATATATGCTAGTATATTAGAGTAGTAGACGTAAAGTGCCTATGGTAAATTCAAGACGTTCCAATGAACTTCGATCTCAAGATTTAGAAAGGTTGAAACGTCTTTTAGATTTAGGAATATCACCAAAAGGTGTTCGTGCATATGCTCAATCAACATTTAATGTTTCGAGACAGCAAGCACATAGAGATACAGTCAAAGCAATGGCTGATCGTTCCAAAGATAAAAGGGTTAAACCTTGTTCTAAGGAAAAGCAAAAAATGATCGCAGCATCAATGAATCTGCTTTTCCAATGTATGCTCAAAGCTGAAATGAATAACGACCCAAGTTCGTTAGCTAGATTAAGCAAAGAGATACGAGAGCTTTCTAAGCTCATTCCAGAATTTTCAGCTACACCAGATCCCGAATGGGATGAGGAAAATTATGTAAGTTTTGAAAAATCTGTCTCATAAAATTATTATTTTTTTCTCATAAAACGCTATGACACAATCAAAAGCAAAAAAAGTTATTCTCGAACACGATCCACTTTATAAAGAAAAGAAAGAGTGGTCTAATAGATTTAGAAATTTATTAGGTAAAAGAATTGTTGGAGTTCGTTATTTAACACAAGAAGAAACCGAAGCAAGCGGTTGGTATTCTTCACCAATAGCTATCGAATTAAGTGATGGTTCAGCATTAATACCACAATCAGATGATGAAGGTAATGATGGAGGTGCATTATGGATTGCCAATTCAAAAGGCAAAGAAGATTTAGCTCCCGTAATTAGAAGTTAATTATGTCTAACGAAATGCTTTGGTTAATTGATGTTTACGAAACATTTTTAAAGAAACAAAAATTACCAAATATATGTGCTTCCGAACTTCTATATGGAGTTGATACAAAAGACACATTAAATAAAAACCAACAAGTTTGGTTAGAAAGATTTATCTCTATATGGGATATTGTCAATCAAAATACTTAAGGAGATTTTAAATGCCTAATTGGACAACAAACGAAGTTACGTTTTCTTCGCCATATACAAATCAGATTAAAATAATTAAGGGGATCTTTGAAAAGGGATCTCCATTTGGCCAACTCATTAAAGAGCCTAATTGGGATTCCGTTCCATTAAAAGGAAATGAAATGAGTGATCGTTTTACTAAAAAACTTTTAGGAATGGTAGGAGAGCTACCGATCATTGAAGAACATAAATTACGAAACGGAGAAGTAATGAAGTTTCGTAAATTTAAGTCTACAAATGTTCAAGATACACGTTGGTATAATTGGCGGTTGGAAAAATGGGACACCAAATGGGACGTTCCAAAAGATGATATTGAAATCGTTGAAATTAACAATGGTTCTATTGTTATTGGTTTCGATACCGCATGGTGTGCACCCTACGCTATATATAAAAAACTTAGAGATACATTTAAAGATGTAAAAATCTGTTGGTGGGCAAGAGATGAAGATGACCAAACTAATGGGGAGGGTTATTATTTAAAATGAAACATAAAGAGTATCAACAAAAAAGGGCGTCACTTGATGACGCCTACCTCATGGGTGATATTTCATTATCAGATTATGCTCGTGATTCTATAAATCTTGATTTCAAATATAATCAATTTATGTATGAAGATGAGAATTATAGACAATACAAAGAAATCACTTCACCAAGTCGTAATGGCTTGCGTGAAGTTATCTTCGTTCCAATGAAAAAACATTCAAGAGTAAAAAGCAGTGGGAAATTAATTAAATGTCCTAAATGTGGTAAGACTCAAAGAATCTTTCATTTATCATGGTCAACTTTAAAATGCCAAAGTTGTTCATGGGATAGTGATAAATACGATTGGCAAATTGAAAAGGGGTTACATGAAAAGTGAACATAAAGAATATATCTTAGAACTTTTATTAGAAAGATTATCTTTTTTTGATGAAATGTCTGAGCAAGAATGGATTGATAGAAACGATCCAAAGGGTAGAGAAATGAAGCTATTATCCGAAATTATCGCTAACTTTTAAAATTTTTAAATTTCCAGGATTTCAAAAACCTGGATTTTTTTTATTTAAATTTATTATATTTGTGCATTCTTTCTTCAAATTTTGCCATTGCACCCAATAATTCAT